AGATTCTATTGTAACTGGGTAACTAGTTCACAAACAATGGATATTGGTTGGAAAGCATACACAGACTTAAACGGAGATGCAGTTGCATTAGACGTTGATGGTTTAGTGGATGGTTTAGACGTAGATGCTGTCGGATATTTCGATATGGAAAGTAACATCGCAGCTGGAAAGCTGACAGGTGGAACTTATACATTTGAAAGTAGAGATGGCGTTGAAATTACTGCTTTAGCAATAGGTGCTTTAGTAGATGGAGACGATCTTTGCGGTTACATAACTTACGTTATTGACTAATAAATAAAACTTTAGGCGGGGATGGGAAACCTACCCGCCTGGAGACTTATGATTAAAAAGTTAGATAAACCAAAACTTGTCTTACATTTTAAACATAACAATCATATTTATAGATATGTTTTAGTAGATCGTTTTAAAAACGATAATAAGTATCATTATGGTTTTGATATAAAGCAAGAATTAACTGAAGCTGAAATATTTGCTTTAGTTAAACCAAGAAAATTAAGAAGAAAATATATAATTAAAAAGGATTAACATGGCATCAGTAATTTCAATTTGTAATTCTGCACTCAATCAATTAGGAGCTAGTTCTATTACAGCTCTTACTGAAAATTCTAAAAATGCAAGAATATGCAATGAAAGATATACAACAGTTAGAGATTCAGTATTTAGATCACATCCTTGGAACTGTTTAGTTAAAAGAATTTTATTAGCTCAAGATAGCGATACTCCAACTTGGGGTTTTACTTATCAATATACTTTACCAGCGGATTGCTTAAGAGTATTAGGTATTAATGCTTATGATACCAATTACAAAGTTGAAGGTAGAAAAATATTATCAACTGAATCATCGCTTTATTTAATTTATATATCTCAAATTACAGACCCAAATGAGATGGATGTTTTATTAAGAGAAACAATTTCAGCGGGATTAGCAGCAGATATAGCTTATTCAATTACTGCAAATCTACAGGTAACAAAAATGTTTAATGAAAAATACCAATTCAAATTATCTGAGGCAAGACACACAGACGCAGGAGAAGGTGGTATTAATACAGATCAAACACTTGGACCAACAGATCAAATACAAGCAGACGACTTTATAAACTCAAGAACATAATATGGGAAAACAACTTTTATCAGTTCCTAGCTTTAGTGCTGGGGAGCTTTCTTCTCGTATGGAAGGAAGAACAGACTTTCAGAAATACTTTAGTGGATGTACTAGGTTAGAAAACTTTGTAGTTCTTCCTCATGGACCAGCTACAAGACGACCAGGTACTTATTTTGTATCTGAAATTAAAACATCCGCTAATAAAACAAGACTTATTCCTTTTGAATTTTCAACTGAACAAACTTACGTTTTAGAATTTGGCAATCAATACATTCGTTTCTTTAAAGATAATGGTCAAATTACAGAAGGCGACAAAACTATTACTGCTATTACTAAAGCTAACCCAGCTGTAGTTACATCTAGTTCTCATGGTTATTCTAATGGAGACTTTATAACTATTACAAGTGTTGTGGGTATGACAGAAGTAAATGGCAAAACATTTAAAGTAGCTGATAAAACTACCAATACTTTTGAACTGCAAAATGTTGATGGCACAGATATTGATTCATCTTCTTACACAACATATTCTTCAGCAGGTACTGCTAACAAAATTTATCAAATCACAACTAATTATACGACAGCACAACTATTTGATTTGAAATTTGCGCAATCTGCTGACACTATGTATATCTGTCATAGTAGCCATGAAGTTTCAAAACTTACAAGAACGGGTCATACTTCCTGGACATTATCAGAAGTAGACTTTGCTGAAACTGGACCCTACATGGATGCCAATACCACGGCAACTACTATAACTCCCGCATCCTCTGGAACGGGAACTAGCGTCAATTTTACAGCTAGTGCAATTACAGGAATTAATGGTGGAGTTGGTTGGGCGACAACAGATGTTGGAAGAATTTTAAAATTTAATAGTGGCGAGGCAGTAATTACAGGAAGAACTAATACCACAGTTGTAGTCTGCACAATTACAAAAGCATTTGCCAATACCGATGCTACTGCATCATGGCAACTTGGTTCCTTTTCAGATACCACGGGTCATCCGTCTTGCGTTTCTTTCTTTGAACAACGATTAGTATTTGCCAGTACAACAGATCAACCTCAAACTTTATTTTTTTCAAAATCTGGGGATTATGAGAATATGACATCTGGAACAAATGCTGATGATGCTATGGTTTATACTATTGCATCAAACCAAGTAAATGCGATTAAATCTTTAAAAGCTACAAGAACTTTAATTTGTATGACAACGGGTGGCGAATATGCTGTTAGTTCTGGTTCAGCACAAGACGCTATAACACCAACAAATATTAACATTAGAAAACAATCTAATTACGGAAGTGCGGGAGTAGATGCACTATCGATTGGTAATGCCACAATCTTTCTTCAAAGAGCGAAGAGAAAGATAAGAGAGCTAGCATATAACTTTGACACAGATGGCTATCAGGCTCCAGATATGACAATCTTGTCGGAACATATAACGGAATCGGGCATTACTCAAATGGATTACCAACAGGAGCCTTATTCGGTAGTCTGGTGTGTTAGAACCGATGGAGTGCTAGCAGGTCTAACATACAATCGATTAGAGCAAGTAGTAGCCTGGCATCGTCATATATTTGGCGGAAAGTCTGATACTACAAAAAATATTATACAACAACAAATTTCTTTTACATCTAATTCAACAATAGTTAGTACAACTAACAACACTATAACTTTAACATCACACGGATTATCTACTGGCGATCCAGTTTATTATTATGCTGGATCTAATGCTATAGGTGGATTAAATAATTCAAATCTTTATTACACAATAGCATCAGATAGTAATACGATTAAATTAGCAACCACATCAGCTAATGCAACAGCGGGAACTGCCATATCTTTTACTTCAGCTCCTAGCTCAGATACTACGCAGTATATTTATCAAGGTGTAAATATTCAAACTGATATGATTTATTCTTCTTCACATGGTTTGCAATCTGGAGAAATTATTTATTATGATAATACTGGAACATCAATTACAGGATTATCTGAAAACACAAAATATTATGTGGGTAAAGTAGATGATAATCAGTTTCAACTTTATGCTAAATCTAACTTATTAACTCCAGTTAATTTAACAGCAGCTCACACATCTGAACAAACAGATAATATTTTAAAACATGCGGAAGTAGAAAGTGTTGCAATTATTAATGGAGATAGTGATGAAGATCAAGTTTGGGTTATAGTTAAAAGATGGATTAATGGTGCTGTAAGACGTTATGTAGAATATTTTACTCCATTTGATTTTAGTAAAGACTTAACAGAATTTCATTATGTAGATTCTGGTTTAGCTTATAGTGGAAATTCTACAACAAGTTTATCTGGATTAGATCATTTAGAAGGAGAAACAGTTGCAATAATTGGAGATGGTGCAGCACAAAATAATAAAACAGTATCATCGGGTGCTGTTACAATAGACACTTCTTCTGAAGAAGCTAAAATAGGATTATTATATTCATCTGATTTACAGACAATGAGATTAGATGAAGGTTACACAGAAACAACACAAACAAAAACAAAAAGAATTTATGACTTATCGGTTAGATTTCATGAAACAGTTGGTGCCAGCGTTGGACCCAATATTGATAATCTAACTGCTATAGATTTTAGAGATAGCTCGGCAAGCATGAATTTACCAGTACCGCTGTTTACAGGAGATAAATTTATAGAATTTGATTCCGATTATGGTACAGAGGGTTTAGTTTATGTTCAACAACCACAAGCTCTGCCAATGACAATTCTAGGAATTTATCCTAGGTTGGAAACAGAGAATGTCTAAAGTTGAAATTATACCTTTTAAAAGCGAACATGCTCAATCTATTCTTGGTTTAGGAATGAACGAGCCAGCATTAGAATTAAGACCAGAACATCATAAGTATGTGGTCTCTATGGAAGAAGTTGGAATGTCGTTTACTGGTACTGTGAATAACATACCCATTGCGGCAGGAGGTGTAAATCATCTTTGGGATAATGTAGCTGAGGGGTGGGTTATCGCAAGCAAGGAAATATGGAAATATCCTATAACTTGCGCTAGAGCTATAAAAATTAGAACAGATTATTTGGCAACAAATAATAAAATTAAAAGGATTCAAACATCTGTTAAATCAGATTGTGATAAAGCAATTAGATTTGCAGAGTGGTTAGGATTTAAAAGAGAAGGTTTAATGAAACAATATGGTCCAGATGGTTCAGATTATTACTTATACGCAAAGGTTTATTAATGTCATTTATTAGTATTTTACAAGGTGGAAAAGCAGCAAAGAAAGTAGGAGCTTATAATAAAAAGCTTTACGAAAGAGATGCTGCTATACAAAGACAAGAAAAAGATCAAGCTTGGAATTTTTACGAAAAGTTTGACAAACCTAGATTTGAAAGATCAGCAGAAGAAATTAGAGATCAATTAAAAGTTTCTTATCTTGCAAGCGGAGTTACATTTTCTGGAACTCCTATTGATGCTTATATAGATCAAGATTATGAATTAAAAACAGATGCTGAAGTTATGAAATACAATGCAGAGGCTGGTAAAGCTAGAGCAGAAAATGCTGCAAAATTAAGCGAGGCTAAAGGTATGCTAGCTCAATGGGAAGGTAAACTTGCTAAAAGACAAAGTTACTTTGATGCGGGTCAATCATTATTAACGACAGGAATGTCTGTTTATACAGGTATGCAAGGATAATAATGGCAATAAAATTATATAAATCACAGGCACAAGTAGATACAAAAACAACAAATGTATCCGCAACATCTTTAGCTGTATCTCCTGGTTCAGTTTATAGTTCTACTAAATCATCTGCTGCTGCAGGAGATGCTTTTGTTGATTTAGCTTTATTCGTTAAAAAAACAAAAGATTCAAATAAAGCAAGCGATATAACTTCTACTTTAGAGGGTAGTATGGCTAAACAAGCTATTCATTTTGACAGATCATCTAACCCAGACGATCTAAATAGTTTTTCAGTAATTAATACTTTATTAAAAGATAAATTATTAATAGACCAAAATACAGCAGTTAGGAATAAAGTTAATAGTTGGTTTAAAACAAACCTATCTGCAAAATCTTTAGATTTAGAAAAAGCAATTGCTAATAATGTTATTGATGAAAAAAAAGCAAAAGATAAAATTATGTTAGCGAAAAATCAAAAAACTATTGGTAGTTCTAATAATGTGTGGGAAGTTAATGCTGCTAAAGATAGAATAGCAAGCTACTTTTCAGACGAAAATAATAAATTATTTTATAAGTCAGCGGATTGGATAACATTAGAAAACGAACAAAACGAGAAGATCCAACAGAATGCAGCTATAATGCTTGCTACCAATGATCCAGAATCTCTTATTGATAATCCTAAAATTGTAACCGATCATGTTAAAGATAAAGATTCAGCTAAATGGATATTAGAAAAAGCATACGAAAACCATGCTGAAAATATTGAGGCTGAAATAAAAGATCAACAAATTATAGATGCTAAAACTCTTGATGACCAAGCAAATAATTTTGCTGAACTAGCAGTTAGAATTAAAGATTTTAACGAAAATGCTAACAATCAAGATTTTTCAGATAAATTAATTACTTATAAAGAACTTAAAAGAGCTTTTGTTAATAATGATATTGATGAGACAATGTATCATAAACTAATTGATTACAGAGCTGGAGTGGTTCTATTAGATGACGATAGATTAATTGATGATATTAATAATGAAATTTTAACATCAGATACTCCTATTGAATTACAAGCATTACAAAAAAGAATACAGGTTAAAGAATCTGATTTAAGTTTTTTAAATCTTTCAGCTGAAGCTACAGGTAAAGCTATAACTAAAATTAATAAACTTAAAAAAGATTCTGAATTATATTCTGAATACAAATCTACTTTATCTATAATGAAAGCAATATTTTTTGCTAGTGATAGTTATGAGTTTGGTATTGGAGAAGATTCAAGAACAGTTAAAGCTATTGGTGGACAAGCAATAGAATATTTTGATGATTTAGTTATGAATAAAGGAAACAATGTAACTGATGCTATGTTTAAAACGATTGCTAAATTTAATCCAGGAGCTGCTCTACCAAATTTAACTGTCTTTCCTTTACCCGCTTTTGCAGAAGAAAGTAATTGGTCTAACCAAATTATATCAGCTGGAGGAGAACCTTATTTTATAGATAAAAGAAGTAAAATTGCACAACTTTATAAAGAAGGAAATTTAAACCATGAAGAATTTATATTTGAAATGGATAACTTAGATAAAGCTCATAAACTATATATTATAAGATATAAATATGCAGTATCAGATCCATCAATTCTACCAGAAGATAGATTAAAATTTGCAGCTGGAGAGGGTGCTGGAGGATTATCATCAATAATTAAAAACTTAATGAAGAAAAATTAATGGAACTTAATATAACTGAAAGCTTAGAAGAAACTTTAACACCTTTATACGAACAAGAGCATCTACTTAATTCAAGTGCTTTTAGTGCTGCTGAAAATCTTGGTTTAGATACTGGTAATTTTTATTTTAATCAAGCTGGTAAAGATCAAACAATATCTGGTACTAATATACCTTTTTATAATGAAGTAGAAATTAAAGCTAAACAAAAATCATTAGAAACGACTAAGGAATTTTTTACAGAAAACTTACCAAGTTTTTTTGCTAACCTACCAGAAGATGCTTTGTATGGAATTTTTAAAGGAATTGAAAATGGAGTTAAAAATACAGAAAAAGCTTTTCCTGGATTAACACCTTTTATTAATGAGGTAGCTGAAGCAAACATTGGACCAGAACCATTTAATTTAACATTAAGACAATTATCTGAAAGAGTACATAAACTGGATTCGGAAAGAGATAAAACTTTTGCTAACAATTTAACTGGCTATATGTTTCAAGCTATGCCGTATCTATTTCTTGCAAGATCCAGATTAATTCAAGGTGGAATAGGAGTACCTCAAGCTAATATGTTAGCCTGGATGTTTGCATCTGGTATGGGTTTTAAAAATGAAGAATTATTAGTGAGTGATGCGTATTCTAAATTTTTAGGAGATTCTAAAGCCATGGATTCCCTTAAAAAGTTTGACGAAAAATATGCTGATAGTGGGGTTAGTCTTGAGGGTATGTTGGAATTTATACCAAGAGCTGCTGATGGTTATTTATTTGAAAAATTATTTAGAGGTATTCGTGAAGTTTATAGATATTATAAAATTTCAAAAATGCCTCCTAGAGAAAAATTCAAATATTTAGGAGAAGAAAAACAGATTAAAAAATTATCTGAGGATATGGTTCAACAACAAGATGAAAAAATGCTCGGTTTCATTCCAAAGAAACATCCTAACGTAGATGATATAAAAACAGCTACAGATGTAGTTAAGCTTGAGGGTCAACCAAATATTGGCGATGCCTCTATTGAAATACTTAAAAAAGACAAAAATATCAAAAAGGTAATAGAGAATCAGAAAAAGGGAGAGTTAGAATCCACAGCTAATAAATTTATGGATCCTAATTGGCAATCAAATAGAAAGTTTGATTTTAATGGTACTGAAGTCATTGGATACGATAATGCGGTAAATACTTATTATGGTACAGGAGCATCTAAAAAAGATAAGATTGTTCATATCATGATTGGTTCTCCTGCTAGCGGCAAATCTGTTAAAGGAGAAGTAATTTCTGAACACTTTGGTTCAAAAGTTATTGATTCAGATGATTTTAAATTAGCTTTAACAGGTAAAAAAAATACATCTGCTACATCAGCCGTTCATGAAGAGGGTAAGTTTTTAACAGAAAGAGTTTTAACTATGGCTGCAGAAAATGGGGATAATGTAGTTTATCCTATTATAGGTAAAAACCAGGAAAAAGTAATGAATGTTGTTAATAAATTCAATCAAAATGGTTATACCATTAAATTAGTTTATGCCAAAGTTCCAACAAATAAAGCTAGATTAAAAAATTTTAAAAGAGGTTTGGTTACAGGAAGATTAATTCCAGATGAATATTTTAATAATGATTTAGATAATCAGATTCAATATGTATATGATTTAGTATCTCCAGCGGTTGAGGGTTCAGCAACAATTAAAACAGGTACTATTAGAAAAAACGCTATTATTGAAACAGAAAAAAAAGGTAGTGGTGCTATATATTAGTGCTACACAATAAACAAATTTTAGTATAGAAGAAAGGAAAATGGGATAAATTCTATCCCAATTATCACAAAATGGTCGGACCAATATTAAAAGAAGGGGTTATAAAACCCATTGTAGATTTAACAAAACCTGTAGTCTCAAATATTTTAAAAAAATCTTCTGAGATTATATCTAAGGCAGAGGGTAAACCTAAAAAGATAGATGAATCTACTATAGTAAAAGATAAGACAGATTTTTCTGGAGAGGCTAAAGAGCTTACTGAGGGAGCTAGTCAAGCTGAAGGTGGAAATATTATTTCAAGTGATGGAAGTACATCTATTCCAAAAAAGAATAATTATTTAATTAAACCTACAGATAAAGAAGCAAATGTAATTTTAGATCTTGTTAAACCAAAATCAACAAGTGTTTATAAAGACTCAAAACATTTAAACACATTTAACATTAAATACATTAATAGCGATCAAGACATTTATGATATGATTGCTGCTCATGAGAAACTTTATAAAGATAAATTAAATACTAAAACAAAAGATAAAGATATTGACGAGCTTGCAAATATTTTAAGTAAAGATAAGTCAAAATTAAGTTTTGATTTTCTTGCAACAAAACCTGGAGAAATACCTCCACCATCTAAGATTAGAGCTTTTAGAGATTTTTATGTTTTTAAAGTTGAACAACTAGATGAATTAGCAAAGAAAGCTGTTAATGGCGCAGATGCTGATAGAATTTTATTTAAACAAGAAATGGCACTTGTTGCTAATCTTCATCAAAAATTATCAGCAATAAGATCAGATGCTGGTAGAGCTTTAAGAGAATGGCAATTAACATCTCAATCTACAAGATTTTCTGATTCTAGTTTTGCTGAATTAAATATGACTCACACCTTAGAGAAAATGGGTGGAGCAGATGATATAGCTCAAACCGCTAAAATGTATTTATCTCTTCCTAAAAATAAGAGAGCTAAATTTATTGATAATACTGGTTTTGATACAAAATTATCAAACGCTGCTTACGAAAGTTTTATAAATTTAATTTTATCAAATCCTATTACTCACGTTAAAAACATAAGTGGTAATACATTTACATTGTTTAATGCAAACTTTGAAAGAAGTTTGGCATCTAATTTTAATAGACTTATTAATAGAGTTGATGGTGTAGCTCACTTTGAGGGGTATGCTAAACATTATGGTCAGAAGATGGCTTACTCTGAGGCTATAGAACAATTCTTTAAAGCTATTAATGGAGAACAAACTTTAGTAGCTGGTTCTAAAGTAGAAGCTCCATCAAGTGTATTTAATGCTAGTACACTTGGTATTAAAAATAATACTATAGCAAAAGCAACAGATGTAATTGGTAAAATTGCAACATTAAATGGTTTACCTATTAAATCGCTAAACGCTGGAGATGTATTTTTTAAAACACTTGCTTATAGATCTGAATTATATTCTTTAGGTTGGAGAAAAGCTTTTAGATTAATGAAAGAGGGTAGATTAACAGAAAAAGATGCTGGAGCTTTTATTGCTGATTTTGTTTCTCATCCAAGTAAAGAGGCGCAAGAGGCAGCATTTAAAGAGGCTCAATATATTACATTCCAAACTCCTACAGGTGTTAAAGGAGACAAGCTTTCTCAAGGAGCGCATGGAGTTAAACAAATCAGAAAACTATGGCTTGGTAGATATATGATTACGTTTATTCAAACACCTACAAACATATTAAGATATTCTGCTGAACGTACACCTGGCTTAAATCTTTTTACTAATTGGGGTACACAATTTAAACAAGGTGGAGCTACTAGAGATTTAGCTCTTGCTAAGCTTTCAATCGGTACTATGTTTATTATGTCAGCTGGATCCATGGGTTATTTTGGAACTGCTACTGGTACCAATGCAAGTATTAAAAATGTTGAAAAAAATAAAAAAATTCCATCTAAACCATACGCTTTAGAGAAAGCTTTAGATGTACCAAGTAATTCTCTTATAATTGGGGATACTGTTGTGTCTTACAATGGTGTAGATCCATTTGGTCAAATGCTTTCACAAGCAGTAGATATAATGCAGCTTGGTAGAGAGATATGGGATCATGGCGGAGATAAAGAGGCTTGGACTAAAGCTATGACAGCTCTTGCAATCTCTATTGGGGAAAACTTTTTTAATAAAAGTTATACAAAACAATCTAAAGAATATTTTAAAATATTATCTGGAGATAAAGATTTTTTATACAATCTTGCAAAGTCTGGTAAAAGAATATTTGAAAGTGCATTAACTCCTGGAATTACAAGACAAGTATCCAGATGGGAACAACAGCTTAGAGGCGAGGATGCTGCTGAAATAACTACCAATGAAATGACTATTGGTGGAATGATACAAAACATTAAAAATAATACTCCTGGCATGGGAATAGATGCGCCAAAAGATTATGATATATTTGGTCATGAAAAACATGCTTATAGGTTTATTAGAAAGAAAAGAGATGTAGATATATCTCAAGCTTTACATGGCGAGCTTACAAGAATGATGCCAAATATTAAGGAAATAAGAAAATATCTTATTTTAGATCCTTTAAAAATGGAGGCTCTAAAAGCAAAACATTCTAAAAATAATCGTTTACAAAAGCAATTAAGTGAACTACCTAGAGGTAAAATAACAGTTGATTTAAACCACAAAGAATTATCAGAGTATAGACGAATAGCTGGAACTTTGGTAAAGAGTGGTTTAGAAAAATTTATAATTTCCAAGGAGTATAAAAATGCTCCCAATGACTACTTTAAGAAAATGCTCATTCTTAAAGAAGTTTCAAACATTCGCTCTGAAGTATTTGAACAGCTCCTATTAAATGGAATGTTCGATCGTGCGCTTAATATTGCACAAGAAAGATTTATTAATGAACTACATGGGTTTAACAAATGACAATAAGCACAACAAATATTAAAAACAGTTTTAGTGGTAATGGTTCCACTACTGCGTTTACTTATACTTTTCCAATTAACACAACAGATGAAATTACAGTAATTGAAAGATCGGCTACTGGAACTGAAACAATTAAAACCGAAGGAACTGGATCTACTAACTATGGTATTTCTGATAATGGAGCAGCAGGCGGAACAGTAACTATGGTTACGGCTCCAGCGTCTGGAACGACTTTAGTTCTTTTAAGAAACACAGCTTTAACACAAGAAACAGATTATGTAGCAAACGATCCGTTTCCAGCTGAAACTCACGAAGATGCTTTAGATAAAGCTCTAATGCAAGCACAAGAGCTGCAAGAAGAATTAGATAGATCATTTAAAGTTTCAAGAACAAATACTATTACTACATCTGAATTTACAGATAGTGCAACAGACAGAGCATCTAAGGCTTTAGGATTTGATAGTTCTGGAAATTTAACAACTATTGCTGATTTTCTTCCAGCTGGAGGAGATAGTGCAATGTTTCAATATTCAACAACAACAACTGATAGTGATCCTGGAGCTGGATATTTTAGATTAAATAATGCAACAATTGCGAGTGCAACTATCGCTTATGTTGATGATCTTGAATATAATGGAACGGATGTCTCAAGCTGGGTACAATCTTGGGATGATGTTGCTGGTAACGACACTAACAGAGGAAGAATAAGAATTTCAAAAGCCAATACTTTAGATACTTGGCATACTTTTAAAGTAACTGGAGCTGTAACGGATGCTTCTGGTTATACAAAAATTACATTAGTTTATATTGATGGTGCTGGAACTTTAACTGCCGATGATAAATGTTGGATTGCATTTTCAGCAAGTGGAGAAGATGGAACAATACCTGGTTACTATTATAAATTTGATACTGGTACAAGTGATGCAGATCCTGGTGCTGGAGAGATTTCTTTTAACAATGGAACTTACGCTAGTGTAACAGTAATTTATATTGATGACGCTGATGCTAATGGAGTTACAACACAAGCTGATACGATTACATGGGATGATAGCACATCAACTATTAAAGGTTATATTCACATTGTTGATATTAACGACAGAACGACTTATGCAAGATTTAAGGTAACTGGTTCTGCTACTGATGCTAGTGGCTATAACAAATTAACAGTTACTCATTTAGCATCTAATAATACTTTTTCATCAGCAGACGAGTTATCAGTTCACTTTACAAGAAACGGAGATAAAGGCGACACGGGGTCGACTGGGAGTACTGGAAGTACTGGGTCTACGGGGTCGACAGGCGCAAGTGGAACAAACTCTCAACTTTCAATGACTTGGGAAAGCACAACTTCTGATGCCGATCCAGGTGCTGGAAAAATAGCTTTTAATCACGCAACTCTATCTAGTGTTTCAATTTTATATGTCGATGATGCTGATGATGCTTCAGCTGATATTTCTGGTTATGTTCAATCTTGGGATGACATAACTAATACCACAGCAAAAGGAATTGTAACCATAACTAAAGAAGGTACACCTTCAACTTATGCTATCTTTAAAGTTTCTGGTTCAGTTACCGATGCAAGTGGATATACAAAAGTTCCAGTTACTCATGTTGTTAGCTCTGGTTCATTCTCGGATGACGATGGAGTAGGAGTACACTTTAGTTTTTCTGGAACAGACGGATCTATGACGAGCTTTACTGTTGCTGGCTCATCTGGATCTTCACAATCAATAACAAATGGCAACACTTTAACGATAGCGGCTGGTGCGAATATTACGACTACTGGAAGTTCTACAGATACAGTTACGATAGCTTGTACTTTAGATGATCCGACAGCTCTAGCAATCGCATTAGGATAATAGGAGGATAAAAATGGCAAATACTTTTAAAGTTGTTACATTTGCAGCAGAACCATCTTCAGCTGGCACACCATACAAAATGTATACTGCAGCTGGATCAACTACAACAGTTGTACTTGGTTTAATCCTAACTAATATTCATTCTTCAGCAGTTACTGTTGAAGTAGAATTAGTTAGTGATACAGGAAGCAGAGGCGGAGCAAACAATGTAACTAACACAACATCTTTCTTAGTGAAGGATGTAACTATTCCAGCTGGAAGTTCATTAGAGCTTTTATCTGGTGGAAAAGTAGTTATGGAAACAACAGATTATTTAAACATAGATTGTTCAGTATCTGATAAAGTTTCTGGCACTCTGTCTATAATGGAGATAACATAAGATGGCTTTTATAGGTAAAAAACCAACAGACGCACCTTTAACAAGTTCTGATGTAGCAGATGGAATTATTACTAATGCTAAACTAGCACAAGATATAATTTCAGCAGACACAGCTTTAGGTGCAGCACCAGCAGACACAGATGAATTCTTAGTGAGTGACTCAGGCGTGTTAAAGCGAATGGATTATTCGTATATTAAAACAGCATCTGCTGTTGTAGATTTATGGAGAATAAGTGCTACTGCTACTGGAGAACAAGACCCTATTTCATCTAATTGGGAAAGAGCAGATGAAGATGGAGCTGGTGTGATAGGAACTGGAATGACAGAAAGCTCAGGTATTTTTACATTTCCATCAACAGGAATTTGGAGAATAGAATTTCTTGCTTATTTTTATTACAATGGCGATAATAGAGGAATAACTTGCGATCTTGAAACTACAACTGATGGAAGTAGTTATGATAGAGCTGCATCTGCTGCTGTCTTTATTCAACAAACTTCAAGTAATAACACTTATAGTGGTGGGTATTGTACTTTTATTATGGATGTAACAAACACAAGCACTCATAAAGTTCAATTTCATGCTGGAGCTGCTAGTATCAATGTTTATGGAGCAACTAACGACAACGCCACAATGGGTGTTTTTACAAGATTAGGAGATACATAAAATGGATAGAGATTATTTACAAGAGGCATTACATACTTTTAATGGTGGTAATTGGTATGGTTGGAAAACTCATAACGATAGTGGAAATAAAATTCCAAATAAAGATCGTATGCAGTATCAATATATTAAAATTATTAAAGAAGGTGCAACTATACCAAGTGAAGCTGATGTAAATGCAAAGATACAAGAATTAAAAGATGAAGAAACAACTAAAGCAAATACAAGAACATCTGGCAAAGCTAAATTAAAATCAGGCGATGCTTTAACCGATGCTGAAATATCAGCATTATTTGGAGATTAATTTATGGCATATATAGGAAAAGAACCAATAGTAGGAAACTTTCAAAAGTGTGATGCAATTACTGTTGTCAATGGACAAGCAGCATACACATTACAAGTAAGCTCAACAAATGTAGTTCCTGAAAGTGCAAATCATATGTTGGTTTCACTTAATGGAATTTTACAAGCTCCAGTAACTTCATTTACAGTATCAAGTTCAACACTTACTTTTGCTAGTAATTTAGCAACAGGCGATGTTATAGACTTTGTAATCTTGTTAGGTAATGTTCTTGATCTTGGAACTCCAAGTGATGGAACTGTAACCAATGCAAAATTGGCACAGGATATTATTTCTGGAGAAACAGAATTGGCAGTAGCTCCAGCAGCAACTGATGAGTTTTTGGTTTCAGATGCTGGTGTTCTTAAAAGAGTGGATGCGTCTTTAGTTGGTAAAGGAAAAGTTTTACAAGTAGTTCAAACACATAAATCAGATACAACATCAACTACATCTGAATCTTTTGAAGATATGTCTGGTATGACTGTTGATATAACACCATCAGCAACAAGCAGTAAAATTTTAGTTCTTATTTCTTTAGGTGGAATTGGATCTGCTGTTGGAGTAAGCACTCAAACTATTAAATTAGTTAGAGAATCTACTTCCATTTCTATTGGAGACGCAGCTAGTAGCAGAACCAGAACATCTTTTTCTACTGGTCCAAGAGGTGATGGAAATCACATGACAAATGCTCATTACTCATATTTAGATTCACCATCAAGCACATCTGAGCAAACTTATAAACTTCAATGGTTCACACAAAATGCCTCTGGTGGCACAACTAAAACTGGCTATCTTAATAGAACTGGTGGAGATAGTGATGATGATAATGCTCCTTATTCAAGAGGTGCATCATCAATAATAGTAATGGAGATAGGAGCATAATGATAGATATAGCAACAGCAATTTTAGCAATTAAATCAGACGCACAAATGACTATTGATAATGAAGATGTTAATAAAATAATTTGGCATGATGGAAATCCAACAAGTATTACTAAAGATCAAATTATTACTAAACAAGCAGAACTTCAAACTGTTTATGATAATAAAAAATATCAAAGAGATAGAGCAGAAGAATATCCATCTATTAAAGATCAACTTGATGACATCTATCACAATGGAATTGATGGTTGGAAAGCTACTATTAAAGTAACTAAAGATAAATATCCAAAGGAGTAATCAATGGCAATCAATGTAGCCAATAATAACTCTCTTGCTAGTATAACAGCTTTACCATCAGCAGTTTCTGGTGGTGCTATGACTTTATTAGAAACGCAGACTGCATCAAGTAGTTCTACAATTTCTTTTACAAGTGGAATTGATGATACCTATGATGAGTATGTGTTTAAATATTATAATGTTCATCCATCAGCAGATGGAACACATCTTCAAGTAGGTTTTAGAGATGGCAGTACAGCTTATGATGCAACTATGACTACAACTTTTTTTAGAGCTGGTCATGCAGAGGATGATGGAGAAACTTATTTAGCTTATAGAACAGATAGTGATTTAGCACAAAGTACATCAGCACAAAGATTAGGAATATTCATTGGTTCAGATAACGATCAATGTTGTAGTGGAGAATTAAAATTATTTAATCCATCTTCAACTACATTTGTAAAACATTTTATAGCAAGAACATCTAATACTTACTATGTAGATTATCATCAAGATGAATATATAGCTGGATATTGTAATGTAACTGCAGCAATTGATGGAGTTCAGTTTGCAATGAACTCAGGAAATATAGACGCTGGAACTTTCAAACTTTATGGAGTTTCTTAATGGCATTAGTTAAATACAACAACAATTCTATAAGTGCTATTACAGCAGCTTCTAGCTTAACTTCTGGTGCTATGACTTTAATTAAAGAACAAACAGCATCTTCAAGTGCAACTATTAGTTTTGTTGATGGAACATCAGATGTAGTCTTGGACAGCACATATCCTATTTATTTATTTAAGTTTATTAATGTTCATCCAGCAACTGATAGTGTTCATTTTCAAGTAAATTTTAGAGATGGTGGTTCATCTTATGATGCCACAAAAACTTCATCTGTTTTTGAAGCATATCATCTTGAATCAGATGACTCATCATTAGCATATAAAGCATCTAATGATCTAGCACAAAGTACAGGAGTACAACGTATTACATCCAATATAGGAAATGATAACGATCAATGTGGTTGTGGAGAGCTTTGGCTTTTCAACCCAAGTTCTACTACATTCGTAAAACATTTTATAGTTAGATCAGTTCACTATGGTAATCCAGAAGTTTATGTAGAAGATTATTATGCTGCTGGTTATTGCAATGTAACTGCTGCTATTGATGCAGCACAATTTTCAATGTCATCAGGAAATATAGATTCTGGCACAATTAAACTCTATGGAATTAAGGATAGTTAATGGCTTTAGTTAAATTAAATAATAGAGGTGTAAGATCAGCTACTACCTTTGGAAGTATTACAGGATTAGGTAGTATGACATTTATTAAAAAGCTAACAGCTTCTAGCTCTGCAACTGTATCTTTTGTAGATGGAACAAGTGATGTAGTCTTGGATGATACTTACAAGGAATACTTATTTACATTTAAAAATATTCATCCATCAGCCGAAGCATCTTTTGGAATAAATTTTTCTATTGATAGTGGTTCAAATTATAATGTTGCAAAAACTACCACATCTTTTTATGCTTACCATAATGAAGCTGATAGTGCCACAACTTTATCTTATAGAACAGCTTATGATTTAGCACAAGGCACAGGTTCTTCACCTTTAGGTGGAGATACAATGAGTACATCTAATGATGAGTGTGGAGATGGTTTTTTACATTTATTTAATCCAAGTTCTACTACATTTGTTAAACATTTTATTTCTAGATTTACGCCACATTATCCAGCTTTTGCAATGGATGGATTTACTGCTGGATATGGGAATACTACATCAGCAATTGATGCAGTACAATTTTCAATGAGTTCTGGCAACATAGATGCTGGAGATATTTGTTTATATGGAATTAACTAATAAGGAGAAAACATGGCAAGACATCATTTAATCAATGGAAATGTAGTAGCTTTCACAGCTGAAGAAGAAACAGCTGCGGATAATGCTGAGACAGCTTGGAACAATGGTGCATACGATAGAGCTATTGCTAAGTTAAGAGAAGATAGAAATAGACTTTTAGCTGCAACAGATTTTTATGCTTTATCAGATGTAACTATGTCTGATGATATGAAAACATACAGACAAGATTTAAGAGATCTTCCAAGTGGTAAAGATACATTGGATAAAGTAAATAACGCTACCTATCCAACTAAACCATAAATTAAAACACAACCAATTAAGAGAGGTACACTATGAAGGTGCTACTGATTATGATTATATGTAGCGTAGTTCAAAATGAGTGCTTACCTCCACATCAAATGCCAACCACTTATGAAAGCTACTATGATTGCTTACAAGCTGGTTATAAGGAGGCAACAAAAAAACAAACTGAAATAGGTAAAACGGATACTAATAAACATCAAATATATATTAGGTTCACTTGCAAAGAAGCGTATGAAATATAAAAAAAGAAAATCACAAATTTCAAATGTTGAAGATCATAATGGAATAAGAATATCCTATCACGAAAAGGTTTGTGCAGAGAGGATGAAAACAATTTTTAAACTGTTAGACGAAATGAGAAAAGACATTAGAGAATTAAAAACTTTTATGAATGTTGGAAAAGGTGCCGCTGCAATAATAATTTTTATTGGAGGCTTACTTGGCTCAATCTTCTACTTCTTCACGAAATAGAATTACAGCTGCTAAAGGTTTATCTAATGAACTGTTAGCTGCTGCTGAATTTGCAAAGGATCCAAATTTAATTGTGTTCACACCAATAGGAGCTGGTCCAGTAGACATATTAACTTTGAATATAAAAACGGGGGAGTATGTAGCTTATGATGTCAAGACAAGAAACTATCGTAAAGACGGGTCTAAGATTAATAGACCAAAAACTGGGGAACAAAAAAGACTAGGTGTTAAAATTATTAATTTTAACCCAGAAAAGGATTGAAGAATTATG